AAAGAAATCTCTTGTGAATGGGTGTCTATGTGCCATATTAAATGGTAAGACATCTCCATAAGGGTTTCTATCATCAGGAACTATAGAAGTAATCTTACCTCTACTGCTAATCATAAAGTGTTTGCCTTCCATATCTTCGGTATCTTTTGACCAAAACATATACTGTGCATCTTCTGTTCTTGCTTGTAAATGTGATTCTGCTTGATACATAATTGCAAAAGGTTCATCCTCGTTTGGTTTAAAGAATGGTGTAAAGAAATGGATTGGTCTATACTTTAGTTTCTTGTTTACATCGTCCCAATGCGTATAAAGTGCTTCTGTACCTAATAAGTAAGTAAGCTGCTCAAATTGTTTCATAAACGAATCTAAGTCCCCAAGGACTTCTGTATATTTTTCATTATATCGTACTGGTGCTTGTTGATATACTAATGCTCTCCTTGATATAATGTTTCTTACAAGATTGATATACATTGGTGGGATTTGTGATAAACTATCGCTATCAAAATATCCTTTAATGTCTTGTTCAAGATTGATTCCTTCATAGTAGTCTAACAACCTTTCTCTTTCTTCCATTTCGCTGTTGTGTCCTTCTTCTATGGTTTCCATAAGAAGTTCATGCAACATTCTTTCTGTTAAATTATAAATTATCATGTTTCATACCTTTTATAAAATTTTATCTCATCAGACTGCATATTTTCCATATATCGGTCTGTAAACTCTTTAATGAGTTCTTTGTTTTCTTTGTCCTCTTTCATACTTAATCGGTATCCCCATACCATAGCACCTACCATGCTAACTATAATTCCTAAACAGAATCCTAAACTAAACTCTACCATTCTATTGCCCTTGCTTGTCCTTTAAATCCATATCTGTAATCTACTGGATAACACAACGCATCTAAAAAGTGTGATAAGGTTTCTGTCTTTAATATCTGTCCATTCTCCATAGTACAAAGTTCTAAATCTCTAATCAGACTTTTACACTTAGGATTAATAAACAAACGATGCTTACCTGTAGCATCTTCTAACATCTTATTCAAAGCATTCAGTCTGTCCTTTTGAGTTGGGTTTGCTTTCTTACTAATGACTGTAAACCCAGCTTCTTGTAATATCATGTGGTCAGACTTCGTACTATTACTTGTTCTTGCCTTTCCTGCTGGGTCAGGGTAGACTGGCAATCCTCTACCTTTTTCTTGCATTAGCTTTGCCAGTTCAAATGTATTTGAGTTCTGTAATCCGATTTCATCAAACACATAGACTTCTCCAGCAGTATTCTCGCACATTAGGATAGCAGTCATATAAGATGCTACCCCAAAGTCGATTCCCCAAAACATTCTTGGAGATTTATCCATTACTTTACAATGAATATCTCTACTAAAATTATATGCTGCTCTATTTGCAGCAGTAAGAAAACTTGCAAGATATTCTTGCTCAAATGTTCTCTTATCTAAATTCTTTTTGGCATTCTCTACTTCATCTGCAGAAATAAAGCCACCTTCTAAGGTAGTAAACTGCCAGGACTTATAATCTCCACCCTTAGATTGTCCTTTGACAAATAAATCGTAAAAGTGATTCTGTACACCAGTAGGAGTTCCTACGAATAGTGCATTACCTTTTGTTTCTGCTAAAGTTGGTTGTATAATCTCTCCCCAAACATTTTCTTTCATATAACTGTACTCATCCATCACTACCATCGTGGTTGACACTCCACGAAGTGAATCGGGTTTGTCTGCCCCTTTGAGTTCAATCTTTGCCCCATTGTCAAATGTAATAGATAGTTCAGTTTCATTAATACTGACATCTTTCTTTGCAAAAATGTCTTTGAGGATACTCCAAGATACCATTTTAGCTTGTCTATATGTAGGAAAGACAATCCACCTTCTTTCATTTCTTTTAAGAGGTGTTGACAATAAAAATAAAATTGAGAAGTAAGATTTACCCCACCTTCTACCACAGGATAAGATTTTATATCTTGTCTTGTCATTAAGGATTTCTTTCCTTGTGGCATCAATCGTCCAATCCATCTATATCAAATACCTTAATTGGTTCATCTGAAACATCTTTAATTCCTATGCTTTGACTTGGTTTACCCAAGATTCTATCTGCCAAGAAGTTGATTGCACTCATATTACCATCTAATGCTTCTTCATATACTTTACCTACAACAGCTTCTAACATAGTCTTTTTATCTTCCAACTCTACATTAGCTAAATCGGTGATATATTCGTTTAAGGCAAATCCTGATTTAGGTCTTCCATTAGGATTACCTGATTGTCCTTTTTTCCATTGGTGTTTTACCAAATGCTTATTCTTTTTATCGCTGTTCTTTTGCTGTTTTACAGCGACTTTCTTTTTTGTTTTAGCTGCAGCCAAACTAATCACCCCACTATTTGAAGGTTATGTTCGTTATTAAAACGAAAGGGAAGGTGTTACCCTTCTACTATATAGGGAAAAAGACTACAAGAAACCCTTAGTAAAGTCTTAAAAATGCTTGTAAGTGTTGATATTGTTGATAAAGATTTTTTTTTGAGGACTACAAAAAACCCCTCGATTGAGGGGCTTTCTGCACTTAACTGATATTAAGAGGTAGTTTATCTTTTTCTAAATAATTCAGCACTATAATCTATTCCAGTTGCTTTATCAACCATTTCTTCTACCAACTCATCTAATAGATTATCTTTTTTAACTGCTAAATATTCTGTAAATCTTCGTTCATAGTTAGCTCTACCCATACCAATATTATTTTTATCTAACCATTTACAAAAATCATAAATTGTTTCTGCTTCAGTATTGTATAAATTTTCATCAGCATATTCACAAGCTGTAGTCCAATCACCTGCACTTTTAGCATTTTCCTCTAATATCATGTAATTTCTTTCTGTAAGTTTTTCCATTTTAATCTCCTTTTGTTTAATTAACACTATAATATAGGAGGTTCTAAAACCAATGTCAATACTTTTTTTAAAATTATTTTCTACGAAGTAAATGTTTAATTATGGTGGCTTGTTTTTGTAGTTTTTTGATGGCTCGGTTATAGTAGGTCTTACAAGCCGATTCTGATATTCTCATGTTGAATGCTATGTCTGCAAAAGGTTTCTTGTATATGGTTCTGTCATAGAAAGTTTGATACTCTTGGTCAGTAAGTTCTCTACCTGCTACCACCCCAGTTAGGACAAACTTCAGTTCTTTAAGCATTTCTGCTTGTTCTTTTTCTACTTCATCTATTAAATCCTGATAACTTCTTGCTGTGTTTTCGATATTGTTTTTCATAATTCTTTTGGGATAAGCTGCCAAGCCAATGTGATGTAGGGTAAGATTTCCTTTCTAAGTTTCATCACAACTATCCCAAACCTTCGTAGCCATGTTTCTTGGCTTTGGTTATAATTTCTTTTACTGTTACAAACATTTTTAATCTATGGCAATACAGCTGCATAGACTCTTGTAAGTTTGGTTCTATTTCTCCGATTGCACTTACATATTCTATTTCATATAAATTGTTTACTTTACAATATACTAAGATGCTATTAAACTCTTGTACTTTCATTTAAAAGTCCTCTTGCAATTCAGGAAAGTGTTGGTCTAACCCTTTTCTCCTAAGTCGTTCAATGATTCGTTTATGTGTAGAAACATTTTCTTTTAGTTCTTTGTATTGGAACTTAATCCATTCTTTTAATAGATATTGTGAATCATCTATTTGTATCATGCCCATTTTTTCTTTAATTACTTCAGGTATTTCTCCATCATAACCATTACAATAAAATTGTATAGCTTCATCGTCAAGTTCAAAGAACCCATCGTGTGAACAACTTGTACTTATATAATACCATAACACTTTTTCTTGTGCAGTTAGCTTTCTAAACCAACTCTTTGCATTAATATCTGCATCTAAAAATCGTTTTCTCATCTTTTATTCTCCTGTATTTTTAGTAATAACTTAAACATCTTCCAACCCCAGTTCAAGTCTTTAATCTTGTAATGGTGTTCTTCGTAGACTCCTTTTTCTTCTTTATCTAATTTAAGAAGTATTGCACCTTTTATTTTATAGTCTAAGTTTTCTTGTATTAATTGTCTATATGCTCCTAACTGAATTAAAAATTCTGTATGAACATCATTAGATGTTTTCCAATCACATATTACTAACTTTCCATTAACTTCACATATAGCATCAAATGTTCCACCGAATTGATATTGTTCTGATACTAATTTTAGTTCAGTCTCATGAAACTCTACATTATTGTTAGCAATCCAATTATAAAACGCATAGTAAGCAGTTTTAGCTTGTGATATTTCTTTAGGTGTATAATCATCTAATTTAACTACACCCCCTTTGATAAATTCTTCTATCATAGTGTGTGCTAAAGTTCCAATTCTACCAGCTTCTTTGAGAAGTTTCATAGAGTCATCACCATTTAAACAATGCTTTCTTGTCCAACCTATTAATGCTCCTTTTGACCAACCCAAGTTTCCATTAATAATAGTAGTAACTGATTTCAATCTTTTATCGTTCTTATTTTTATAAATTGTGTGTGCCATTATCTTTTTCTCCTTTCATCAGGTACATAAAACTGCATAATCCAAGTATTGTTTCTTAGCTTTTGTAATTTGTTGTCAGTAAACAACCACCAAGCACCATATTTTTTCTTTGATTCCATTTGTAGTTTTTGTCCTTCTTCGCTATAAGGGTCTACTGCTTTAACTCTTGCCATTCTTTCTTGCAAAGTTCCAGCATACTTTCCCCACATATCATAAGTTGGGTGTGAATTGGCTTTTCTTTTTTGCCAAGCTGTTTCTCTACTATTTAATTCCATTTTATTCTCCTATTTTGATAACTTGTTTGTTAAATCTTCTACTTCTTCTTCTAACCCTCTATTTGATTCTTTAAGTTCTTCCATTTCTGTCAACAATGATAGCCAATCAGTAAATTGCATTGTTGCATAAAACTGTGCATTCATTTTAAATACATTTACTGGTGTTTTTGCTACTGGACAATCGTCATCTATCTGTTCCCACCATTTAGGAATCATAAGTTTCTTTTGGTCTTTGACTTCAAAGTGAAATTGATATGCAGCAGAATCAGGGTTTATATCTATAATATCACCTTTGATTGACATTCCACCTGATTGTGGAGTTCTTCTTACATTTGTTCCTAAGTATTTATTAATTAATTTAGCAACTTCTCGTTCTGCTCTTTTACCTTTGGCTTGTGAATTAATTTTTCCCAATGTTATACTCCTCTACACTTTCTAAAAGTTTTTCTATTTTTCTAAATCCTAATACATGACTATCGGTTGGAAAGAAATAATCCCAATGACCACCTTTGTTGTTTTTCCAAAATGCGATAGCTAAAGCCATTTTACCTGAACTCTTTTTGAATAATATACCAGCAGTCAACTCACTTAGTGGTTTAATTTTGGCTACTGTAAATGTTTCGTTAGTATGATTAAATTGACGATTAGGGTTGCTAAACATTTCAGCAATTTCTTTTGCTTTTTGATTTAGCTTATGTACCCTATCTTTTGTCATGGAAGGAGAAAGGGACAACTACTATTCGATTGTGATATGTTAATTAAACAAAAGAGTAGCCCAACAATGAAGTTGGTAGAAGTAGTTGCCCCATATTCCTTTATAATAATATTAGCCCCACAAACATAATTCCAAATAATGAAATTAACAACCAAACAATTAATAATAAAAGTGTTATTATTATATTTTCGTTACTCATCATTAAAAGGGTAGGTCGTCATCGTTAATTTGTACTGGTTCACTTGGTTTACTTGCAGCAGGTATGGTAGATGGATTTTCACAAGCTTCCACCCAACCTTCTACTCGCTTAAAGTTATTTACAAACTCATCAGTAGTCCAAGATTGACCATTTTCAATAAACAGTTTTACAACATTGTTAAATATCATACCAAATCTTGCACCATTGGTGTAAGTAGCATTGGTAGTTTGTACTGCTTCTTTAACTGCTTTATCTGCTTTTAATTTCTCATCAAACTCATTTACACTTTTCTTGATGTTTTCAAATACTGGATTAGCAGAATCTTTGCTAACCTTTTCAACTTTCCAGTAATTTCTAAGCTGTCCTTCATCGGTAGTAAATTGTTCCCAACTTAATAAGAAGTCATCTCCAGTTGATATTAAGTCCAACTTTCTTTTAAGTGAATCAGTAGCATCTAAGGTACTTAGTGTACCATCTTGGATTACTTCATACTTAAAGGTATTGAACTTCTTACCTTGCCATTCTTTTTCTTCATAGACACCACTTGAATTTAAAGTCAATCTAAGTTGTCCACCTATGTTTGCTTTTAGGTCTTTTAAATTTACAAAAGCCATTATTTTCTCCTTTTAATAGTTTAGTCTTATTTTTTTATTTTTAGTATTGAAATTATATATTTTTTCAATATTTCTCAAATAATCTTCTTTGCACGATTGATGCAACATTTTTGAACTTTGATAACTCATTTTTTTTAAAAGAGTTCTGTGTTTAAAATCCTTTAATTTCAAGCAATCCAACATCGCCAAAACAAAACTTCTTTTTCTTACTCCATCATAATATTTCTCATAAGATAATATTATTTGTGCATTATGTTCTGCATATTCCAACGACTTTATTTTAAATTTTCCTTGTTTAAATTCTTGTTGAATATTTGAACTTTGATAACCTTTTAACAATAATATAGATTCATTGTGATTAAATCCATATCTATTTTTAAAATCTCTATATTGAATATATTCAGGTAGTCCTTTATTGCAATAACTATGCATATAATCTTCTAATGTCCAATTTTTATTTATTGTATTTAATCTATGAACTTCAGGCATACCCAAACCATCAACTTTAATAAAATAAATTGGTTTTTTTAAAGATTTTAAGGCATGATATCTATGCTGTCCATCAATGATTTCATATTTTTCATTAACAATTATTGGCACTTGTATATATTGTTCTGATATAGATTTTTCTAATCTATCTAATTGCAAATTATTCACATTTCTATTGCCATGTATAAATTTAAATAAATGATAATCTGTTGTTTCATATACTTGATTAATTAAATTCATTATTTTCTCCTATTCAATGTGTTCAGCAGATGTTGGATTTGGTATCAACCTCATTTCTTCTTTTGGTCTTTTTGCCATTTCTTCTGCTAAACGATTTTTCTTTTCTTCCACTTGTTGACGAATATTTCGTAAATCGTGTCTAAGTGTATTTTCATTATCATTGTCGATTCTATTTCGTTCCATTACTTCAATCAACAATTCTAATTCTTCTAAGGTAAGTTTTACAAGTACCATTCTTGTACCACCTTTTTTAAGAACTCCCACATAACTATCATAAAGATAGTGTAAGTTATAATTTCTACTATCATTTTATTCTCCTTGCATTCGTTTAAAGTCTAAGGTTTTATTACCTTTTTCTCTAATTATATCATGTTGGTCAATAAACCTTTTTTTACAATAATAAGCAATTTGATTTGTCATTATTGACTTAGGTTTTGTAGCCCATATTTCAATATATCTCGCATTTCTATCTAAAAGTTTCTTATAAGCTTTCACAACAGAATCTTTATTTTCGGTACGATACCATCTTTGTTTTTTTTGTCCTTTTAATAAATAATAAATTTTATATTTATACTTATCAGTAGGATTTCCAAATACAATATTCATTTCAATCTCCTTTAATTTAATTAACTCCCCAAGTTTAAATATAAACAAATGAACTTGTCAATACTTTTTTTGCTAATTCTTTTTTTTCTTATAATTCTTCTTATGCTTTAACTTTATATTTATCTTTGGCTTTGTCTTTGTCTTGCACCCTTAGTATAACCCTTTG